CCGTTCCAACCTTTGCCGAAATGGTTGCTTTGGAAACTGCTATCGCAGAAGACAACGCTCTCATGGGCAACTTGGCCTACATCACGGACGCAGCCACTTACGGCGGTCTGAAGACGAAAGCCAAGGACGCTGGTTCGGGCATGTTCGTCCTCGAAAACGGTCAAGCAAACGGTTACAACGTAATCCGTTCGCAGCAAGCAACTGCCGGGAACGTATACTTCGGTAACTTCTCCGACTTGCTGATCGGTATGTGGGCTGGCCTCGACATCTTGGTCGATCCATACACCGCTTCGTCGAGCGGCAATGTTCGCGTTCGTGCGATCCAAACCGTTGACGTTGCTGTTCGCAACGCAGTGTCGTTCGCTTACAACAACGACGGCGCATAAGAAATGTTGGGGACCGGGATTTGGAAGTCATCTCGGTCCCCGACTTCTCAGGAGGTTTTCATGCAATATAAATGTGTTCGTGGTGTTGTTACATCACAAGGTCCGCTTAATGCGGGTGATATTGTTACGCTTCCTGCCAGCGAAGCATTGGTCCTTTTGGCCGATAAGAAGCTGGAGATTTACGAAGAGGTCCGTGTTGCTGCGCCGCCAAAGGTTGAGCATCGTGACCCCGTGATTTCGCGTGGATCAAAGCGCAATGGGCGTTGAGTCCGCCGCTGATATTTTAGATTTCTTCGAGGTCGATGACTTTGCGGAGGTTGCCACCTACACAGCCGTAGGTGGCAGTGCTGTATCTGTGACTGGTATCTTTGACGAGCCACAGGCCAGCCGCAATGCTACCGACCTGATCGACATCACAATCCCATCGCCCCAGTTCGTTTGCCGCACGGCTGACGTTCCATCGGCGGCTGACGGGGACCAAATCATCATTCGCACCGTGGCCTACACTGTTCGCGTTGTTTTGACCGACGGCACTGGCGTATCGACGCTGATACTCGAAAAGGTATAATATGAGCCATGTGAGGCAACAGATTAGGGACCGTGTTGCGACACTGGTAACGGGTTTGCCTACCACTGGCGCGAACGTCTACAAGATGCGCCGCTATGCACTTGACGATGCCAAGCTGCCAGCCATCTGCGTCTACACGATGGACGAGAGCAGTTCGCTAATCACAATCGGCACTCGCACGCTGCGCCGGGTCATCAACGTGGCGATTGATATTGTGATCAAGGGGACCAGCACTGCGGTGTCGGATTCCATTGACACCATCTGCGTGTCGGCTGAAGAAGCCATCGCTGCGGATTTCACTCTTAATGGCCTCGCCAAATCTTGCATTTTGACTAGCACTGAGATAGATATTAATGTAGAAGGCGAAAAATCAATTGCATCCGCAAGGCTGGTCTACACCGTAGAATACATCACCAGCATAACGGATGTGGAGACAGCACGATGAAAATGGTTAAAGTCTATAACAAAACTGGCGATGAGATACTCGCCTGTGAAGTTGATCTGGACCGCTATGCTCAGATCGGCTGGACACCCGTCAAAGACAAGCCCAAGGCGAAGCCAGTGGCTAAAGAGGAGACTGAGTAATGGCAACGCATACTGGTTCAGAGGGAACTGTTAAGGTTGGCTCAAACGCCATTGCTGAAATCCGTTCCTATTCGCTTGAGGAAACTGCTGACACCGCCGAAGATACTTCGATGGGCGACAGCTATCGCACGTTCAAAACCACGCTAAAGGCATGGACCGGATCAGTTGATGTGTTCTGGGATGAGACCGACACAAACGGTCAGGTTGCCCTTGCGGTTGGTTCCACAGTCACTGCAAACTTCTTCCCAGAAGGCGCTTCGGCTGGTGTATCTGAAAAGTATTATTCCGGTGAAGCAATTGTTACGGGCAAGACCGTAACTGGTAGCTTTGACGGTATGGTCGAATCCACAATCACGCTTCAAGGCACTGGTGCTTTGACGCTCTCCACCTTGTCGTAAGGACTATTTAGATGGCAACGCATACTGGTTCTGAAGGTACTGTTAAGGTTGGCGCAACCAACAGCATCCTTGAAATCCGTTCTTATTCAGTTGAAGAAACCGCTGACACTGCGGAAGACACTTCAATGGGTGACAGCTACCGCACCTTCAAAACCACGTTGAAGGCGTGGACAGGTTCGGTTGACGTATTTTGGGATGAGACCGACAGCACTGGCCAAGGCGCTCTCGTCGTTGGCTCAGAAGTCACTGTTCGCTTCATGCCAGAAGGTTCAGCATCGGGTGACTCGTATCTAACGGGCAACGCAATCGTAACTGGCAAAACTGTCACAGGCAGCTTTGACGGCATGGTTGAATCCACAATCACTCTTCAGGGTACTGGTTCACTGAGTGCTGCTACGGTTTAATTTCAAAGGATATAATTTATGAGTATTTCAAAGCGTATTGCAGAGCGTACATCGACTAAGCGCCATGTTGAAGTTGCAGAATGGGGTGATGATGGTAAGCCAGAGAAGGTCTATTACGGCCCTCTGCTTGCTGGCGAGTTAAACCGCATCCAACGCAAGCACCCGAACTTTTTAAGTTCTACATCATTTGATGCAATGGTCGATCTGATTATCCTTAAGGCGGAAAATGGCCAAGGTGAAAAGCTATTCACGCTTGAGGACAAAGCTGTTTTGATGCGCGAAGAAGTTGGCGTTATTTCAAATGTTGCTGCTGCATTTATGAGTGGCACTAGTGTCGAAGACGCGGAAAAAAACTAGCCAGCGATCCGTTCAGATTCAATTTACTGACCTTGGCGGATCGGTTGGGTAAAACCATTTCAGAGATTGAAGAAATATCAATTTCTGAGTATAACGAATGGGTCGCTTACTTTAAGCTGGACGCAGAGAGGCAGAAAAAGCGTGGCCCAAAATAATCTTGATTTTAATATCGTTGCCCATACGCAGGGTATGGAGGCTGTCGCCAATCTGATTAATCGGGTTGGTGCGCTTGAAGCCGCGACAAAGAAATTAGATACCGCTTTTTCGCAAATGCAAAGTTCTACTGGTTCCGCTGATGCAGCAGTAAGGAAGGCTGGAAAAGGGCTAGATGAAGCTGCCAAGCAGATTCGCAATGCCCGTCAGGGAACTCAGCAACTTGGGATGCAGTTTAACGATTTGGCGACATCCATATCAACTGGCGCAAGTCCCGTCCAAGCGTTTAATCAGCAGATAGGCCAAATTGGCTTTGCCATGTCCATGATGGGTGGCAAGTTGGGTGCACTTGGGTCTTTCTTGGCTGGACCTTGGAGCATTTTGGTTATTGGCGCTGCGATGGTGCTTGGGCCTTTTATAGAAAGTTTGCTTGATACAGGGGCCGCTGCTGAAGAGGCTAAGAAAAAGGCAGACAATCTAAGTAAGGCAGAAGGTGCATTTCGTGACAGTACCCTAAAACTAATGGAATCACGCTTGGCTCTGCAAGGGCCAATTGAGAAGAATGTTGAAGGTTATCGCAAACTGTATGTGGCATCACTTAACGCCGCTAACGCTGATTTAGCGTCAGCGCGAACGGCTGTTACGGCAGCGCAGCAAAGAATTAGGGCTGCTGAAATAGAAGCCAATACTATAGCAAAGCTAAAATCTGGCTCTAGGGAAGGCAAAACAGGAATCGCGAAATCGGGCTTGGCAGGGATGATTGGCTCTGCTGTAGGTTTTGGCCTTGATCTTTTCGGTTATGGCAAAGGCGTAAAAGCCGCTAAAGAAGAGAAAATGGTTGCCGATACGGCTGCTAATATAGCTGAAGCCGGTGTCAACGCTGCGCAAAAGATACTTAATGATTTTGAAGCCGATGCTGCAAGAGGGTTTAAAAAGCCTCTTACCGAAGCGCAGCAAAGGGCTGCTGGAAGAAGGGCGGCTGCTGAAGCAAAGAGAATTGCAAAAGAGGCAGAGGCTGAACGTCAAAAAGAATTAAAATCCATAGAGTCATTCATGGATAAAATCGGCAAAGTTGGTTTGAAGGAAATCCCTGCTTACCAGCGACAAATTGCTGAATTGGAAAAAGATTTTATGGACCTCTCCCAAGCTGGGCAGAAGGCTACTATTGAGCCGTTTAGGGCCGCTGTGGAATCCATTGAAATGCAGCAGTACAGCGATCTTCTCAAGGAAGATGCTAAAGAAGCTGATAAAATGATTAAGGATGTCCTTTCAAAGATGGACGGCGCTCCTGTTAGCAAAAGCATGGAAGATATTGTCGCTCGAAATGAAGAAGTTAAAAAATCATTTGAAGCGATAGGAAATTCTGTCAGCGATGCCTTTAAGGGTATGTTGACGGGCGCTATGTCTTGGAAGGACGGGATGCGGAGCCTTATAGGTACGGTCATTGACGAACTGTGGAAGTTGTTTGTTGTGCAGCAGATTGTAGGCTTTGTAAGTAGCGCACTTGGTGGCGCTTCTAATATGCCGGGAAAGATGGGAACTGCTGCCGACGCCCTTAAGCTACTTCCACCTGTCCCACAATTTGCAAACGGCACTATGTATGCGCCGGGCGGCATGGCGCTTGTCGGTGAGCGTGGGCCTGAGTTGGTGAACCTGCCACGCGGAAGCCAAGTGATCCCTAATCACAAAATGCGCGGTGGCAGCGGCGGTAGCCCTATTAGCATCAGCGTCGATGCGCGTGGCGCTTCAGACCCAGCCGCTGTTCGCGCTCAGGTGCAGCAGGGCATCCTTGAAGCGGCCCCAGCAATTATCGCTGCGGCAGAGTCGCGCACGGTTGCAAGCCTTCGTAGGCCGCGCCTCGGTGGAGTTATGCAGTAATGGCAACAATATCCTTCCCCTCGTCCCCTAAGCCCAACGGCATGGCATGGCGCTTGGTCATGCCATCGCAGACCAATGTGTCGGAATGGACTGGTCGCCGCCAGACCATCGCATCTGGCCGTGGCTGGTGGGAGTGCCAACTGTCATTGCCCCCAATCGTGGGTAGTGCAAATGTCAATCCGTGGCGCTCTTTTATAGCCAAGGGCCGTGGCAAAGCTAACGATTTCCAAGTGCCTGTTGATCCCACGCCTCAGTCTGCTCTGGGTAGTCTGCCAACCACAAATGGTGTGAACCAAACGGGTCGGGCGATTGCCACAGACGGTTGGCCGGGTAACGCAACTTTGCTCTCCGCTGGTCAGTTTGTCACCATCAACAATCAGCTTCTGCAACTGACGGCTGATTTCGTCACAAACAGCGCTGGCCAAGGCACGCTCAATGTGGAGCCGCCCGTCCGCGTGCCTGTGGCTGACAATACCGCCATCGAGTACAAGAACCCGTATTGCTTAATGTATATGGTAGAGGAGCCAACGCTTTCGGTTGAGAACGGCTATGTCTATAGCCTCTCGCTGAATCTTCGGGAGTCCTTCTAATGGTGGACGCAACCACCCAAGCGGCGCTTAATGCGCAAATCGTCAACTGGCGCGTGCTGATCTATGCCGACTTTGACGGCGATGTGCTGCGTGGGACCAGTGGTCTTTACGACAAGGTAATATCAGGATCAGGCGATGCTGAGTTGGATGGTATATACGACAGCTTCAACCACGAATTGATTAATGTGTCGGCTGTCAAGCACAGCGAAACTGGCTCTGACACAGTGTCAATCTCCTTAAGTGGTATGATAGTCAACCTTGACTATCTGCAAGAACGCGACGGCGATTACATCTTTACACGCGACGAGCAACTGATCCGAGTGCGGTCTTCAGAGTTCCTCAACATCATTGGCGACAAGACGCGCTGGCAAGGGCGGACTGCTCGACTATGGTTCTATTGCGTTGACGAGAACGAGACCCAAATAGGCTCAATCATCCCGTATTACACAGGCTACATGAACGAGGTTAGCATCGCTGGCGCTCCAGATAGTCAGGTTGTGACCTTGACCATTGAGAACTATCTGGTCAGCATCGCAGGAGCGCAGAACAAGACCTACCTGATCCAGAACATTTTTGATTCCGGCGATCTTAGCGGTGAGGCAGCTATCTCTGCGGCCAACGGCATGGCAGCGGCAGGGTCTTATGGTTATGGTCCCGGAGGCGGAGGCGGAGGTGGCGGTGGCGGAAGCAATGGGGATTTCCGATGAGAATACCGACATGGGAAGAGGCGTTGGCCAATTACATGGCCGAAAAGCGTCACGAGCCGTTTGAATATGGCGTGAACGACTGCTGCCTGTTCGCCGCTGGCGCTGTGCTTCAGATTACGGGTGAAGACCCTATGCCTGAGTTCCGTGGTAAATACGACAGCCTAAAGGGTAGTCTCAAGGTCATCAAAGAGATCGGCGCAGGGACACTGGAAGCAACGCTCGACACAAAGTTTCCAGAGGTTGCGATTGGACACGCACAAAGAGGCGACTTGGCTTTCTTTGACGGCTCTGTTGGTGTAGTGATGGGCGGCTTCGCCTATTTCGCTTCGGATGACGGCTTAGAGAAAATCCCACGCGCCATGTGGGACAAGTGCTGGAGTGTTGGCCGTGGGTAAGACTGTCAAGGGTTTATTGGTTGCAGCCGTAATTATCGGCGTTTCATTCTTAATCCCACCAGCGGGTATCGGCATTGCGGCAGGGATGACAATAACCAGTGGCGCTATCCTTGCGATGGGCGTCACTATGGCCCTGTCAACCGTGGCTATGGCAGCATTTGCGCCTAAAGCACCCAAGACGCAAATATCGCGCCTTAACGTCAGCCTTGACCCAAGCACGCCACGCAAGGCAGTGTTCGGCACTACGGCGATGCCTCTTGATCTGCGCTACCATGAGTCCAGTGGCACGAACCAAGAATATGTCGATTACATTATATGCGTTGCAGCGCATAAAGTGAAATCTATCGATGAGATTTGGTTTGAAGAGAAATTGGCATGGTCAGCCAGCGGTGGTGTCACTTCGACCTATTCTGGCTATCTGACAGTCGCAACCCGCACCGAAGGCACGGCGGCAAACACCATCGCCATCAATGGCGGAACTAAGTGGGGCACATCTCGTCGCCTGACGGGCTGCGCCTATGTGTATCTGCGCATCAAGCGCACAGGCAACACCAAGACGGCGGAAAGCCCATTGGTCGGTGGCCTACCCAGCCGTGTGACCGTAATCGGTGATGGCGCTGCGCTTTACGACCCGCGCAAAGATAGCACTGTCCCCGGTGGCTCAGGATCGCACCGCGCCACAGATCAAACGACTTGGGGTTCCTATACGGACGCCGACGATACAGACAACCCTGTGCTCCAGTTGCTTTGGTGGCTTCTGGGCTGGAAGATTAACGGCAAGTTGTCCGTAGGCGCTGGCGTCCCATACACCCGCATCGATATGGAGTCGTTCATCACGGCTGCAAACATCTGCGATGAGAGCGTGACCCTTGCGACAGGCGGCACGCAGAAACGCTATCGGACCAGTGGCACGGCGTCTGACGCTGATGACCGTATGGACATCATCAACAACTTCTTAATGTCGATGAACGCCACCCTTCGTGACAGCGGTGGTAAGTTGACCCTGACCGTCATGAAGAACGATCTTGCTGATTATACTCTGCAACTGAACGAAGCGGACATGCTTGGTGAGTTCGATTGGCAGCAGACCCGTGGCTTGACTGAGAACTACAACATTGCCCGTGGCCGCTTCATCGACCCATCGCAGAACAGCCTTTACCAGCTTGTCGATTACCCAGAGGTCGGCTTCGCATCGCCTGATGGCGTTGAGCGTGTGATGAGCGTTGACCTGTATTATGTCGAAGATGGGCGCAGGGCGCAGCGGATCGCAAAGCAGATACTCCAGCGCAACCAGTATCGCGGTATGCTGTCGGCTGTGTTTAACGCCAAGGCGCTCGGCTGTCAGGTTGGTGACGTTGTGCTTCTCAGCCTTGAGGCGCTCGGCTGGTCGGGCAAGCCCTTCCGCGTGGTGAGCCAAGAGATTCGGTTTGACGGCCAAGTGCCGCTTGCACTGGTCGAAGAGAACGCCGCTATCTACGCATGGGACCGCGATGATGTTGCCCCAGTCACACCAACGGCCCCTACGGTCTACAATCCGCTCAACAGCCCGTTCATCCTTGGGATTGATGTGGCTGGCACAACGGCTGACTGGTCTGGGGTTATTGACGATAACGGCGACAAGCCAGAGGATAACGCTGACGTTACGGCCAACGCTGTACCATCTCTCGATCAGGTTGCCCCAGTGGCCTTCGCCGCTGATTATCTTGGCGTCCTGTCGGCTGGGCAGTTGCCCAAGAATATTGGCGTTATTCGCCGCCGCGGTGGCGTTGATGTATCGTCTAGCACAACTTGGAGCATTATATCGCAAACGGGCATCACTGGCACAGTGACCGTATCTTCTAGCGGTGTTGTGACCATCCCAACTGGCGCTACTATCGGAACGTCCTCAGTAATTGAGGTTCGCTCTGTGCGTGATGGCACAACGCTTGACGCTCGGATTGGTGTTACACGGAATGACGCAGCGCCCCCAAATACAGGTTCGGGTGGCGGAACAACCGTTAGCGACTCGACCTTTAACTCGGTCAGCGGGACCAGTTTTGTGGCTATTTCTGATCTAATGACGGTCAAGACGGGTTCATCTGGTCAAGTGCAATTTGCTGCGGCATTGACAACGACGGTAGAAGCGGCTCCAGCCGTAGGTAGTTTTCCTGTCGAAATGAAGTGGCAGTACCGCACAGTAGGTGGAACATTCGCAGATGTTGCATCAGAAGTGCCTTCTACTACAGATGCCGCCACTCTTTTTGAAGGCTTCTATTATTCTGAAGATGGCTTCATTGACTGCTCTCCGTTGAAAACTGGGCTTTCAGCAAGTACTAACTATGAAGTCCAATTATTTGCTCGGCGCGTAAGTTCATTCCCCATAAAAGACGTTTTCTTTATAGGCACTGCATCAGCAGTTGGCAGTTAAACGATAAAATGCTAGTAATAGCGCGAAAGGGATATTGATGGCTTATATCTACGATCTGACCGACACTTGGAACTCTGGGGGCACGACCTTCAACGGTATCAAGTTGAACGTGACCGACAGTGCGTCGGCCAGCCCCTCCAAGCTTGTCACCCTTCAGACCAACGGAACTGAGCATTTCAGTATCACTAAGGCTGGCGTTGGCTATGTCAGTGGGAATTTAGGCGTTGGTACGAGTTCGCCGAGTTTCAAACTGGATGTGAGCGGGGACGCTCACGCCAGCGGCTCCGTATTTACGGGTAGCGATGCAAATGGATGGGGTCGCCTCTTTAATACGGGTGGGGCGCTTTATTTCCAAGCGGGTTCGCTTAACAGTGGCAGCGCAACCGCACAGCCGTTCATCTTCACCAATATGTATGGTGGCGCAGAACGTATGCGCATCGACGCCAGCGGCAACGTCGGGATTGGTACGAGTTCGATTATATCGGAAGCAAGGTTTCAGGTAGTCGGCGGCGCGATTGTTGGGCAGCGCGATACAACAGGCACGTTTGGGGATTTTGATAATCGCGGACAGCTAATTCTGCGCGGTGCAACAAACGTCGATAAACGGCTTGCGATGGGCGTTGACACATCCGCAGGGACTATGTTTGGCGTAATCCAAGCCATTGAAGCAGGTGTTTCAACTCGGAACTTGGCGCTTAATCCTGCTGGCGGCAACGTCGGGATTGGTACGAGTTCGCCTACTGCTAAGGTGACAATTTCCCAATTTGCTCCCAGCGTGGCGGGTGGGCAGTTATTGGTCAAAGACCCCAGTTTTTCTGGTGTGGCTTTGGTGCAAGGTGGTGCTGGTGAAGGCTACCTTTGGAATACCTCCAATAACTTCCTGTCAATCGCCACAAACAACGCAGAGCGTATGCGCATCGACAACGCTGGCAGGGTGCTGATTGGGACCACAGCAACCGTTGGCGGAACATGGTCGAACGAGGTCAAGCAGACCAGTTCTGGCGTCTGGCCGTGGGGACTGAACTGTGTTGACCGTGGTTTGATTGTCCGCAACTCTTCAGCTAGCAGCGGCTTCTATGCCTACTTCGAGTATAACGGCGGAACCAACAACGGATCGATTTCATGGTCCGGCGGCACAACCTCATACAACACAACCTCAGACTACCGCCTAAAGAACATCGATGGCCCTTTGACAAACAGCGGCGCTTACATTGACGCACTTAAGCCCGTTGAAGGATCGTGGAAAGCTGACGGAAAACGCTTTATCGGCTTTTTGGCGCACCAAGTTCAAGAGGTGTCGCAAACGTCTGTGGTTGTGGGCGAGAAGGATGGCAAAGAAATGCAGCAGATGGACTATTCTGCACCTGAACTTATTGCCAACCTTATTGCAGAGGTCCAATCACTACGCGCCCGTGTGGCCCAGTTAGAAGGGAATTAAGAATGACAACGACTTGGAAAGTATCGCAGCTTGACTGCTACCCAGAGTTTGAAGGTAACGCTGACATTGTGTTCACCGTGCATTGGTCGGTTGCCGCACAGGACGGCGAGTTCTCAGGTTACAGCTACGGCTCCCAAGCCCTGACGCTCGATCCAGAGGCGACCTTTGTACCATTTGCCGACCTGACTGAAGCACAGGTCATTGGCTGGGTGCAAGAGTCGATGGGTGAAGATGCTGTTGCTGCAATTGAAGCAAACCTCGCAACTCAAATCGAGAACGCCAAGAACCCACCAGTTGTCAACCCACCTCTACCTTGGGGCTAAAGGAAAAGCACAATGGACATCAACACCATAATCACTGTCCTCGGTTTCATCGGCGGTCTCATAACCGTGTGGGTGAACCTTAATAGTCGCCTGACTTTGCTTGAGGCGCGACTTGGTTTTGGTGATGAGAAATTCTCCGCCATCGACAAGAAGTTTGACGAGGTGATGATGCACCTCCGTCGCATTGAAGACAAGTTGGACAACAAGGCGGATCGAGCATGAAGCGGTTTCTGATAGGTTTTGTAGCCGCCACCAGTGCGGCCTCGATGGTTTTGGCACAGACAGCCCCTGCGCCAGTATCCTATGTTTATGATACGACAACCAATAGCACATCTAACAACACCAATAACAATACGTCTACCAGCACCAACACGAACAACAACACATCTACCAGCACATCAACCAACACGAACGTCAACCAGAACATTAACTCTGGTACGATGACGAACAACAATAACAACACATCTACCAGCACGAACGTGAACCAGAATATCAATTCTGGCACGATGACGAACATCAACCAGAACACCTCGACCAGCACATCGGTGAACTCGAACTCCAACCATAATTACAATAACGACACCAGCAACAGCACCATCGATCAGACCGTCAACAGCAAGTCCGATAACACCAACCGGAATATCGACACAAGCAATAGCACAGTCAACAGCACGGCGAACAACGTCAACCAGAACAACAACGTCAACGTCAGCGACAGCAAAAGCTACAGCGAAAGCGTCAATCGGCAGATAATCGACCAGAACATCAAGTCGCCACCACCCAGCGCCATCGCGCCGTCGATGATGTCCTACAGCCAAGACCTTTGCACCACCGGGCAATCAGGCGCGGTTCAGACGCAGATTATTGGCTTGTCGGCTGGGCGCACTGTCCGCGATCAGAACTGCGAACGGATGAAGCTGTCGAAGACCCTGTACGACATGGGTATGCGCGTGGCTGCTGTAAGCCTCCTGTGCCAAGACATCCGCGTTTTTAAGGCAATGGAGATGGCTGGCACACCTTGCCCGTTCATGGGTGCAATTGGTGAAGCTGCAACAGCGGCATGGGAAGAAAATGCTGACCGCCGCCCTGACGCAAAATAAGCGTCTAATCTCTTTACTGGCTGCATTGCTGGTCAGCACATCTGCGGCTGCACAGACCTATGAGCCTGTCTTGGTGACTCCGCAAATCCTCGGCGCTCCCACAACGATGACGCCGCTAAACTTAGGCGATGATAACACGCGGAACGTGGCCCTTGGCTTTGAGTTCGAGTATTGGGGCCAGACCTTTACTGACGTTTGGGTGTCGAGCAATGGCTTTGTGTCGTTCCAGAGCGGCAATCATCTGTGCTGCAACGGCCAGCCCATCGAAATGGCGCAGCGCAACACGATCTATGCCTACTGGTCAGACCTAATCAGCTACACGGGCAACCCATATTACCGCCGGGATGATGGCTCGATCTTGTTCGGCTGGTATGGCGTGAACGAGTATGGTACGAACAACAGCAGCACCTTCGAAATAGGTCTCTTCGCCAACGGCGATATACAACTGAACTTCGGCAATCTGGGTTTCTCCGGTCGGCGCGACTTTACCGCAGGGCTTACTGGCCCAACTGCGGATGATAACATCTCTCTCTTCTATGGGCGCAATCCACAGTTCCTTCAGAACCAGTCGGGCCTCTTGTCGTGGATTGCGCCTCAGCCAGAGGTTGTGGCCGTTGACTGCAATGTGACGCCTATGGACCCAACCTGTCCACCAGCCGCCGTAGAAACAATACCTGATCCCGTTGCTGCCATTAATGAAGCCGTGGAGCAAAGCGTTGAACTTGAGCCAGAGCAGATGGAGCAAGTGCAGGAGGTTGCTGAAACCGCTCTGGAACGGGCAGAGGAGGCTGTGGAGATCGCTGAGGCCGTTGAGACCGTGGCAATCGCAGAAGAGATTGAAACCGCCGCAGAAGAGGCTGAGGATATAGCAGAGGCCAGCGTTGAAGAAGCCGACGCGGTTGAACGCCTTGATCCAGATGAGGTCGCTGCACTGGCGGCAACTGGTGCGGACTTTGAAGACAGCGTGCAACAGCAAGACAGCACAACGCAGGAAGCACAACAGGCTCAGGGCGGCGCACAAACACAAACACAAAGCAGCTTCGCGCAGGAAACACAGGATGTCTCGGCGACTGGTGCGTTCACCACACAGATGCGTTTCGACAGTTCGTTTGGCGGATCGTTTTCTCCAACTGTGGTCGTATCGGTGGCACAGAGTGCATCGCCGCTTGACATGGCGATCTCGGCAAGCAGCCCAATGTCTATGTCAAACTCAGTTGAGACTTTAGGTCTTGGCTCATCCCAAACTACAACCTCTGGTGGAAATCAGCCTCAATCTGACAGTGGAATATCTGAGGGCGAGAGCGAAACAATATCAGCAATGGGTTCCGTACCGGGCTTCGCCGCGTACACACAGGCATCATTGCAAGATAGGGGTGACTTTTATGCAGTTCGTGATATATACAGCCGCCGTAGGCTGCGAGATGCGAACTTTGAATTGTATCGACTGATGCAGACAAACGATGCCCGTTGGCAGGAGATGGTAGATGAGCAGTACAGATGAGGAGCCAAAGGTCTCGTTTGACGAGAGCGGCTTCAGCTTTAAGATCGGTGGCCTGAGCAGCGGCAAGATTGCCATTATCTTTGCAGCTTTTTCGACAATCATTGGTGGTCTATGGGCTGGTTTTCAGGTGTATCAGCAGTTCTTGACCATGAAAGAAGTCACGGCGGCTTATGTGCCGCCTGATCTGTCTAGCATTGAGAACCGAATTTCTGTGTTGGATGAGCGCGTCACCAGCGTCGAGCGTCTGACCAAGATTAACAGCGAAGCCCTCAACTACATGACTGGCAGCATTTCCAGCAGCGTCAGCGGTACGCGCCAGACAGTTGACGCCGTATCGAGCAGCGTGCGCAATAGCGATGCGCAGAATATGGCGATGCAACGGGCTGTGATAGAGCAACTGCGTCAACAAGATCAGGAGCAACAGCGCCGGATCAAGCAGCTTGAGGCTGAAACCGCTGAACGTATACAAAAGACGCTGGCGAACCCGCTGGCCGGAAAGGAATGAACATGGAAGATAAACTAATGGACGCCCGCATCAAGGCGCTCCTTATGGCTGCTTTGACGATGGCCTTTGTCATTGTCGCAATCACTTGCGCCATGATTGCTGGCTTGTTCGTATCGAACGAGGTCATCGACAATAAAGATGTGTTCGGCTTGCTGTCCTACGTCATGACTTCGGTTGTTGGCGCTGTGGCTGGCTCCTACGCCACGCTGATGGGCATGAAAGGCGAGTTGGTTCCACCGACACCAGAAGACCACAACGATCCTGAGCCAGAAGAGCCTGTTGCGCCTCCACCAGCGCCACAACCTGAGCCAACACCTGTTGCCGACGCTCCAGAACTGGAATTGACCGATGTGGTCGATGACGATGATGACGATGACATGGAACCTTGGGAAAAGTATCGCGGCGACCTTCGCTATGATGCGAACGGCGATGGCGTGGTTGATGAAAACGACTTTCCAGATTGGCGGAGTGCTGGCAAATGAGCATGATTGAACTTCAGAAAAAGATCGGAGTAACGGCAGATGGTGCGTTCGGTCCGGGGACATTTAAGAAGGCTGCGGCTTTTTATAAATTATCACCTAATCGGGCTGCACATTTCTTTGCTCAAACTGCGCATGAAAGCGGCAACTTCAAAGCGTTCAGTGAAAACCTGAACTACGGCGCTAAGGGTCTGCGCGGCATCTTCGGCAAATACTTCCCGACTGATGCATTGGCTAAGGCTTACGAGCGCCAGCCACAGAAGATTGCTAACCGCGTATATGCCAACCGTATGGCTAATGGTGATGAAGCATCTGGCGATGGCTGGAAGTTCCGTGGCCGTGGTGCGCTCCAACTCACTGGGAAGGCTAACTACCAAGCGTTCGCTGATTACATTGGTCGCCCAGATGTGATGACGAACCCAGACCTTGTGGCTGGCGAACTCTGCTTTGAAAGCGCCCTTTGGTTCTTCGACAAGAACAAGCTGTGGGGCATCTGCGACCAAGGCATCAACGATGCTGCGATCCTTGCACTGACAAAGCGGATCAATGGCGGAACCCACGGTCTCGATGACCGCAAACTCAAAACCAAGAAATATGCTGCTTGGCTCTAAGGGGAAGAACAATGGACTTTAAAAGCGTATTGAAGAAAGAAATCCAAAAGGCTGCGGTGAAAACTGCAACCGATAAAATCCTACCTATGGATGATGCGCCAAAGCCTCGTGTTGGGCCAAAAGCCAAGATCGCTGGTGTGCTTGCCTTGATTGGGACACTTGCAACATTGCTTTCTCAATATCTGGGTGGGTAATTATTGCCGGAAAGGCAAGTAAATGCCATCTACTATAAACTTCGACGAGGGGCTGTATAAATATTGCACCCCTCGTCAACGCGAAGTCTTGGAAGCCATAGAACGCCTTGGCAGTGCTAGGGCGGCATCCCTTGAATTGGGTATGAACATAGGTGGCGCAAGCGAGACCTATACCGCTGTAAAGCGCAAGGCTGCAAAGTTCGGCTATGCGCCAGAACATGACTTTACTCGGCCCGTGCCTGATGGTTTCATTGCCAAGGGCGTCAGCACTTACTACAACGCCGAAGGCAAGCCATCTGGGCAATGGATAAAAGCATCACTTAGCCATCAGGCTCTCGTGGACGCCATGAGAGAGGCAATCGATGGCTTTAAGGACGAGATACCGCCAGCGGTATCAGTCGTGGCCCCAGCGGCTTCTGACGAGCATCTGTGCAATCTCTACACATTCACCGACTATCACCTTGGCATGTTGGCGTGGCATAAGGAGGGTGGTTCTGACTGGAATATTTCCATTGCAGAGAAAACTATTCTGGCTGCGCTGATACAGATGGTCAATCAAAGCCCTACTGCACATACAGCGGTACTCAATATCCAAGGCGATTTCTTGCATACCGACGGCAAGACACCTGTAACACCAGCATCAAAGCACGTTCTGGATGCCGACAGCCGCTTTCCTAAGATACGCCGCTCCGCGATCCGGATCATACGATCATTAGTGGCGATATGTTTGCAACGCCATCAAGAAGTGCGTTTGATTATCGCTGAGGGAAACCACGACGAGGAAAGTGCTGGCTGGCTGGCTGACCTGTTCTCTGTTCATTACGAAGAAGAGCCTCGCGTCGCTGTCAACGATAGCGTTCTGCCATTCTATGTGTTTGAGTGGGGAACTACCATGCTGGGCATCCATCATGGTCACAAGGTCAAGAACGAGAGCCTACCACTGCTTTTTGCGGCACAGTTCCCGCAAGCGTGGGGCCGAACAACTCGGCGCGAGATACACTGCGGCCACAGACACCACAGAGATGAAAAAGAGTATAATGGTGTGACAGTTGTGCAACACCCCACGCTGGCGGCGCGTGACGCCTATGCTGCGCGTGGTGGTTGGATTGCGGATCGAGCGGCTTGGGCTATCACATATCATAAGAAATATGGCGCTGTTGGTCGCGTTATGATAACGACTGAGATGTTAGATGTTTCTTAATCTTCCACGCCATCGCTGCGGCGGTGGTCCCCGCCACTTTCGGGTGGCGGGACTTTAAAACCGAATTTCATCGTCGGCCCAGTCGTAAATGTCCCAGCCGAAATTATCTTGTAGGAATTGGCGCAGGGTCACAGCGACCTCCCAATCTCGATACCCGTGCGGATGCCTTGCTCAACGAGGCGCATCCAGATGGCGTCATCGTATTTGCCGGACATATAGTGCACATGGTCGTTGCTATCGCCTTTGAAGGCTTGGTTAGCGCAAATGCTTCTAGCGGCTGCGCGTATTAACATATCATCTTCATTGATCATTGGCTCACATCCATCTTGTTATAAAGGTTACGCCGCCAACCGTGCGGCACTTGAAGGCTTTGCCGTTACGGATACCGTATTGGCTCACGTTGCGACTGATGCGCTTGGCATCACCCTTCTTGTCGGCTGGCATGGTGGCGACTTCGCCAACTTCCAGCGTTCCCATTGGGTAAATCATTGGACGGCTCATGACCACCAATCCTCTTCCATCTCTTTGCGCTCTTCCTCTGTAATGTCAGGCGCGGTTGCAATGAGATATGCGGTCAATATCCAGACTGATATGACCAACAGGAAAAGCCAGTTATCTGCGGTCATTTGCCTTGTTCCCGTGCTTCAAGCATGGCGTCGGCCATATAATAGGCGCTTTTAGTGGCGTCTTCGTTGGTGAACATGCGCCGGGACTCTCGGCCAGCAAGTAGCCCTACCAGCGCCTGTCCCGCGAAATAATCGCGCAGGGTCATGCCGTCTTCCCATCCTTGGCAGTTTGCGGGGATGGCCATTGGAAATGCTGATATGCTCATTTGCTTTGTTCCTTTTCACGTTCTGCGCGGCGTTCGGCAAAGGTCTTGCCGTCCAAGCCACGAAGCGGCCATGCGTTCTCGGATGATATACGATAGGGCTTGCGCAGTGGTGCTGCTTGTGGTGTCTTAATCATTTTACTCACTCCTTATTGCTAATACCCTCAAACTATAATGAGAGGGTTCATGTGTCAAACACAAAATTACATATCGACGGTAATAGTTTTTGGCCTTTTGAGTGAGAGCAGCCGGGACAGCCAGAAATCATGCTCTGCGCCAGTTGTGCGGTCGGCGTGATACTGGAACAGCGCCCGTGCCAATGGGTCATAGCCACGGCTATTATGCGTGCTAATCAGCGGCGAGGGCATCATTGGCTTCAGGTTCGCTGGCTTGCGGCGCTTATCATTGGAAAGGGCATATTCGATGTCCTTCATGGTTAGGCGCAGATTGTTCTCGCGGTTGACATAGTTGAGAACTGCCGACCTGTCGGTGATGTAGCCGCACAGGTGGCGGATTTGTTTTCTTATATCATAGTCCATTTTCATTTCTCCATTGTAAAAACTGCTCTATTTGTTTCTTTGCATCTTCCCAGCCTTTGCAGACCAAAGCGGTGTAGCCATTGGCCTCAAGATACTCGATCCAATCCTTTTGTTCTGGGGCCACCCTACCGCCCTTTACGCGCTTCATTTCCACCCATAGCCGCCATTCTGGTATAAAAAGATCAGGGACACCAGAAACGACACCCTCAACTTTAAGCCTTGCCGCCGTTGCCTTACTTCTCATTCCCCCGTTGGGAATCGCAAAGATTCTTACTGGGCTATGCGTTTGCCGGAACCACATCACGAATAATCGCTGCTCTTGATGCTCAGTGGGGATAAAATCTGTCAAAACGGAACCTCCCATGACCAAGCGGAACATTGCCCTTGGCTATTAACAAAATCGACTGGTGGATACATGTTAAAGGCAAAGCACTTGCCGTCCCCAGCAAAATGATCGCAAGTGTGGCAGCACTTCGGCGGACCAGCTTTCATCCAATTTTCGTATTCAATTAAAAAATCTGGCTTTGGTGGTCTAGGCATTTTCCCACTCCCTTTTTATAACCCTATAATATTTGCCATCGCGGCGGAACGTAATGTAACTTGGTGGCCTCCCAAGGTTCAGCGAATCTGCCCAATCATCTAAAGAGTCGCCCGGCTCGAACTGAATACCAGCCTTTCTTGCAATGTTCACAACATTTGTAATCGCCCTCTGCCCAGCATAACCGTCATGGGTCACAGGCAAATATTCAACTACGCTCGGATCAGATAACCCACCATAATAGGAAACGGCAAGCATTTCTTTGCCGGACGCTCGGCTAACGTGCTTGCGCCAATTCCAACCCGTCAGTTCCATCTCCTCTGCATCCAAGCCCATAATGTCATCATTACGAAGTTTAAGCTGTACAGGTTCCGGTACAGGAAATGGCTCACCGCAAGCCGGACATTCCTTGGCGCTGATGTGGACAAGTTCATGGCAATTTTCACAAGCCTTTGTAGGAGCATCGCCATCTCCCTCGCCGTCCTTGCGGCTGGGTGGCTGGACGTTGGTAATAGGACCGTGCATTTGCACCACGCCAGCAAAGTCAAGCACAAGGCAATGGTCGGTGTGGTCTTTGATCCGCATCCCGCGCCCAGCCATTTGGACATAAAGGCTCGGACTCATCGTTGGGCGCAGCATAACAATCAAGTCTATATTCGGTGCGTCAAAGCCAGTCGTAAGGACGTTGGCGTTAGTCAGCGCCCTGATCTTGCCAGCCTTAAAGTCATCCAATATGCGCTGCCGCTCCGCCTTTGGCGTTTCCCCTGTGATGCAAGCTGATGTTATGCCTCTGGCTGACAGCACTTCGGCAACATCCTCCGCGTGCGCCACGCCAGTGCAAAAGAATAGCCACGACTTACAATCCTCGGCCAGTTCAATCACCTCATCCACGACCCTGTAATTATTGTCGGATGTGTTGACCTTCGCCTGTAATTCGCTCTCGATGAACTCACCGCCGCGCTTATGCACGCCAGCCGTGTCGAGAGTATATTTGGTTATCTTGCTGCGCAGTATCGATAGGTGGCCTTTGCTAATCAACTCTTCGATACCAACTGGCTGGAGCAGATCGTGAAATAGCGCCGGGGCATCTGTGATTAACCCGTGACCCAAACGATATGGCGTGGCCGTCAAGCCAATCACCCTCAAGTTTGGATTAATCTTTTTCAGACCAGCAAGGAAGGTGCGGTATCCGCCCTCATTTTTGTGACTGACCAAATGGCACTCATCGATAATGCAAAGGTCGATGAAGCCAACCTCTTCGGCCTTTGTCCTGATCGACTGAATCCCCGCGAAGGTGATTGGCTCACCAAGCTGCTTCAGCCCCAAGCCAGCGGAGTAAATGCCCATTGGCGCGTTGGGCCAGTGCTGGCGCATCTTCTCTGCGTTCTGGCTAATCAGTTCCTTAACGTGCGTCAGCATAAGCACGCGGGTCTCAGGCCACTTTTGCAGTGCGTCCTTGCAAAGCGCAGCAACAATGTGGCTCTTGCCGGAGCCTGTTGGCAGCACCAAGCATGGATTGCCCTCATTGCCATCGCTGAACCATTGAAGCAGTTGCTCGATGGAACGCGCCTGATAATCACGAAGCATTATACTGGCCCTTCGGATAAGGTGTAATCGGATATTTTATTTTACCGATAGACATAGACCTAAACTTTTTGCTTCCGCAGACATAAATGTAGCGATGCTTTCGTGATCGCGGGACCAGATAAAAGTCATCCCCGTAATAATCGCGCATTGCTTTAGCCCTATTTGGTGCACCCCTAAATTTATCTGAAATTGTCTGGCCATGCAGATGCTCAAGACCCTTCACCTTCCAGTCTGTTCTCTTTGCAGAAAGGCCGCAATACAAAAAATTACAAGCCTGATAAACATATCCGACATGACCTTGCTCTATATCTGCAAAGCTTACAACAATCTTATCTCCAAGCATTTTCAAAGATTTAGAAACTAAAATTGAGGCTTCGTTTTTAATATTATCCTTTAAGCAAAGCCTGTTCAATTCTAAAACATTAGCGGACATTTCAATTCCAGCCACGCCCGATCTCAAAGTGCATGAGGCTGGTGTTCCGTATGTGCATACTCCGACAAGAAGCCCATCCCTATAGAGACCAAAAGCGTAGCTTATTGAAGGCCATCTTTTTGCATAATGGATGCCTATGACAAATGGTTCGCAGTCTGCACGAGATATTTTCTTTACTTCGTACATTAGCCGACAACCTCCGCATCAGGAAACAAAGCCTTGACAGATTCGACAACCGGATCGCCGCACACCTCTGGGTGGCTGAGAATTTCGCGGCTCTTGTATCCGCCAGTTCCGTTCTTGATTTCCCTGTCGCCAATGCGCCATGTCACGCTGTGACCGTCATCGCTTGGCGTCATCACCCAAGGCACAAGGTCAGGGTGCAGCACATGGTCATCGCAGCCCTCATGCTGAAATTCCTCCGGTATATTGTCGGCTTCGTGACGCTCACAGGTCCATGTGCTGTCTTCTTTGGCAGTGGCGTGCGCACAGGTGCGGCAATTGACCCGTTTGGTTAATTTTGTCTTGTGGCAAAAGGCGTGCGCTGGGCAGAACTTGCACTGATACCAGCTAGGATCGGCGCTGACTGGCTCAGGCATACGATCTGACATCGCAATGCGCTGTCCACGGGCGATATACTTCTCGGCCACATCCTTGTCGTATTTTACCCGCTCGGTGTAGATGCGGTCATCATCTTTGCAGATGGCGAAATAAAGCGCACGCTGTAACTGCGTCCCATGCATGTAAATTTGCATCTGGACATAATGCATGGGCTTGGACTTCTCGACGCCGTTCTTAAGCACATCGTCAAAAGATTTCTTCGAGTGCGTCTTAAACTCTGCGACATGCCGATTCCTTGGGGACTCAGGCACACCCTTCTCAATGATGGCGTCCAAGCTGCCGGAAACGTGCGATCCGAAGCTGACAGACCTCTGCGCTCCGCGAACGTCTATGCCAATGGAACGAAGGTCGCGGATAATCATATCTTCTTCGCGGTGGCCGCGACGGAATAGGCGCAATATGCGGCCATCAAATTCCTCTACCACAGCCCAGCGGAAATTGAGCCACAACCAGCGATCACAGTGATGACCCAGAAGGCTAACACCCATGTGGCCGCGTGGCTTGCCCTGCTTTGACGCATGGTATTGATCAATTAGATTTCCAATGTTATGCACTGGTTCGGGCATTGCGCTCATATTACTTTCCTCCCTAAAAACTTCCCCCGCCCTAGAAATAGAGCGGGGGTTTATTTTTACTTAGCCCAAGGCGGCTTAATGCCTTCGGGTGCAGCGGATGGTGCGGGAGCAGGGGTCGCTGGCGCAGCAGCAAATGTCTGAGCAGCCATCGGTGCGCTTGACACGGAGCGGAAGCCACCAATCTCGTTGCGCGAATCGCTGTATCCGTTTGCCTTATCGGCTTCGGATGCGTGTTTAATCTTGACGCGGATGCCAAGAACGTTTCCGATTAGCTGGTCGCTGTCTTGGATCGTGCCAAGGCCAATAGCGCGTAGAACTTCACCAAGTTGCTGCCGACCAATCTCTTCAGCCCGTGCCGACTGGTTGCGGATGTTGATCGTGCCAAAAATGACACGGCCTTCATGCGTTGGACCAGTAATGTCGTAGCGCATGTCCAGCTTCTGACCAGTTCCGCTCTTGGTCATGTTAATATCAGCCTTGGTAATGGTGGCTGTGTACCAGCCCTCTGGAACCAAGTCATAGGAACGATCCGATACAGGAAGCGAATCGACCGAAAATGTTTCACCTAAAAATGCCATGCTATTTATCCTTTTGTACTAATTGTGAATGATGGTCGCCCCGGTGTTGCCGTGATGGCATCCAAAAGCGGTTTGGTTATTGCCTCATCAGCAGCCTTCCACGCCGCTGCATTTATTTCCGGCTTCCACCGGAAGAGGCTGCTTAGATGTGCGCCAAGATCATTCTCAGCCGCAATCTCTTGCAACAGGTCGGCATTAACCCTGCGATTGATCCGGCCTTCGATTTTGATCTTAAAGCCATCTGCTTCGATATTAGATGTGCCTTCCAAGTTCTCTGGTATCTCAAATTGCTTGACAAGTGCATCTTCGATGCGCCGACGTTCCTCAACAGCGCGGCGCTCTTCTTCTTTGGCTTCAATCCATTGTTGGTAAAGGCTCATTCCCCACCCCCAATCTTGGCGATAATTGCACCAAGGTCAGGCGCTTCCCAAGTCGCCAAACGACCTGAGCGATCCTTGGCTAACCAGAGGCCGTCGCTGTCGCACATGATGGCACGCTGGGCATTGCCGTCAGAGTCACGCTCGACCCGTAGGGCCAGCACTTCATCGAAGAAGTATGGCAGACCTTGCGTCAGGGATTTGCCGGGCATTGATGGGTTATAAAGCAACTTGCCCATCTCGTCCTGCGACTTCTCCAACTTGGCGCTCATGTAAACGTGCTTATTCGGCAAATCGCGGAACGCACGGATCAGTTCCTGCATGGTGGTGTTGAGTTCGCCGTAAGCAGCCCGACCATCTTTATTGGTCTTCAGTTCGTGCTGCAAAACAACCTCAGCCACTTCACTGATGCTGTCCAGCGCAACGCTTTGGAACACCTCGGCCTCTTTACTGTCCTTGGCCCAAGCATACGCCTCGCGTAAATCTTCCATGTTCTTAATTTCAAGATAAGGAAGGTCGGCGTCTTGGATTGACAGCAAACCGCCCTCGGCAGATAATACAACAGGATTCGGCAAAGTGCGGATAAGAGATGTCTTACCAGCGCCAGCCTGACCATATACAAGCAACTTTACGCCACTGGCAGTCAGGCCACCTGTCTTCTTTATGTTAATAGCCATTTGGCTTCTCCTTGAAACACCAGTCGGACAATCCAGTCGGTGTGTGAAAAGACCTTTACAGGCACAATTGTGATATGTAAAGGGGAAAAATCACATTTAAAAGGAGCAATGAAAATGGTAGAATTAAGCTGGATTAGAGAGGGGTTGATAGATCGTAGGCCCAAAGTCGTGGCGGAACGAACGGGGCTGCATGTCAACACCATCACACGCATACGTGATGGCAAGGAGACCAACCCTAAGATTAATACGCTAAACTTGTTGGCTGTTTATTTGATGGGGGAAGGCGTATGACACCGAAAGAAAGAAACCTCGCAGACATTAGCGAAATAGCATATAAATATGGATACACCGCAGAGGACATTCTCGGTAAAAGCAGATATAAAAGACTAGTTATGGTCAGGCGTCAGTGCGTAGGTATGCTACGCGCCAAGGGCTACTCGACCACAGAGATAGGGCGTATAATGAATAGGGATCATTCAACCATCGTAGTTTCACTACAGATTTTGGCGGCAGAAAATGGCTGATTTAACGAATATATTAGGCGGCCCTTGGTCGCCACCAACTGAGATTAAGCCGGACCCACCGGAAGTGCAGCTTAGGGATGCCATTGCCGCATTGGGCATGACACCACCTGAGAAGATACAGCTTGATGGCAAGTTGCACCGCTTCCGTAGCGGAACAAAGGGTGCGCCGGGTAAAGGCGATAAACCCGGCTGGTATATATGCTTTGGAGATGGTGTTCCAGCCGGACGCTTTGGCTGCTGGCGCTCAGGCGTTGAGTCAACTTGGCGTGCTGACATTGGGCGTACCCTGTCGGATGCAGAGCAGATCATCCACGCTCGGCGCTTGGCTGAAGCAATAAAGTTGCGTGATGATGAACTAAAGCGTCAGCGCGAGGTTGCCTCCACCACCGTCGAAACCATCTGGAGCAAGGGTGCAGAGGCAGATGCCGCGCATCCTTATCTTGTGCGCAAGGGTATCCAAACACACGGCGCAAGGGTGACTGGCGATGGACGGCTCATGGTCCCGCTCTACACGCCGGAAGGTGAACTATCCTCGATCCAGTATATCGATGCCGACGGTGGCAAACTATACCACGCTGGGGGCCAAACGGGCGGATGCTCGTGGATGGTCGGAACAATGGATGAGCCGGGCGCTTTATACATTGCAGAAGGCTATGCCACAGCAGCCACGATCCATGAGGTCACTGGCCGTCCATGCGTTGTGTCCTACTCGGCGTCAAACCTTGTGCCAGTCACCGGAACGTGCCGCGAAAAGTACGGCCCATCCCAAGAAATCGTCATTGTGGCTGACAACGATCAGAGCCGCACAGGCCAGAAGTACGCTGACCAAGCCTCGGCCAAGCATGGCGCAAGGGTCGTAATCCCTCCGGTGCTTGGAGATGCCAACGATTACCGCGCAGATGGCAATGACCTTCTTGCGCTCCTAAGCCCACCCGCATCCGATTGGTTGGTGTCCGCAGATGATTTCTGCCAACAGCCAGCGCCAATCAAGTGGCTGGTAAAGCACTGGGTGCAAGAAGAGGCGCTCATCATGGTCCACGGGCCGTCAGGTGGCGGCAAGACCTTTGTGGTTCTGGATTGGTGTTTGCACATCGCTTCGGGCAAAGAGGCGTGGAACGGACACAAGGTTAAGTCTGGGTCAATCGTCTATTTGGCTGGTGAGGGACATCACGGCATCCGCTCTCGCATCTCGGCATGGAAGCAGCATCATGATGTCACCAAGACAAACATGTGGCTGTCGAAGGCTGGGTGCGATCTGAACACCCCAGAAGGCTACATCAAGGTCGTTGAGGCCATCAGGGGCTTGCCTGAGACACCCAGTGCCATTGTTGTGGATACGTTGCACCGCTTCCTTTCCGGCGACGAGAACAGCGCACAGGATGCCAAGACCATGATTGATGCCTGTGCATCTTTAATGCGTGAGTTTAATTGCAGCGTTGTCTTGGTTCACCACACTGGCGTTTCGGATGAGGCCCAGCATCGTGCGCGTGGATCGTCGGCTTGGAAGGGCGCTCTCGAAATCGAGATCAGCATCATCCCAGCCAAGGGCGAGAACCCTATGCAGATTGTGCAGCGCAAGTCCAAGGATGCCGAAGAGGCAAAGCCTGTCTATGCTGAACTGAAGCTGGTTCATATCAACGGCTGGTTCGATGAGGATGGCGACCCTGTGTCCAGTGCCGTCGTGGTCCAGACCGACGCCCCACCTGAGCGCAAGAAGGAGTCAAAGGAAACGGGCTGGATGAAGATGCTCGAAGGGGCATGGAGGGCGTCAGGCGAAGAGGTCAAAGATGGCAAGCCTTACATCACTCGCTCCGCGTTCATTGATCTGCTTATAGGTCGTGGCTCGAAACCAGAGGCAGCAAAGAAGGCATGTGCGCCTAATGATTCTGCTCGTCCAATTGGGGGTCTTTTGAACGCTCAAATGATCGAGCCGACAGAGCATGGATGGGTCATAATTTGCCCTCAAAGTGCCACTTCTATGATGTGGACCAAAAATGGCGAGGGGACATGGGGGACATGAGGGGACATTTAGGTCATGTCCCCGAAAAAGTGACGCTTTTCCGCCATTTTTTAGGTGGCGGGGACATGAAAAGGGACATGGATGGGGCAAAAGTGAGTTGGGGACATGAGGGGACAATGGCCTTTAGGCCATGTCCCTTTGTCCCCTCGATGCTCGCGTGAGATTGGAAGGATGATTTATGATAGATAATGTGAACGCACCAACCCACTATCGGCAGGGTGAGATCGAGTGCATCGATGCCATTCAATCGGCGTTGACACCGGAGGAGTTTCGAGGGTACTGCAAAGGCAATGCGCTGAAGTATATTTGGCGTGAGCAATATAAGGGTGGTGATGAGTCGCTGCGCAAAGCGCAATGGTATCTGGACCGCATCGTCAATTTGATATAAGGAGTGAAAATATGGAAGATGATTTGACCCGTGAAGAAAAGTGCGCAGACTGCATGTTTTTTGTGCAGTCGCCCAGTGGGCTGCATGGTTACTGTAAAAGGTTCCCACCCGTGTTCACAGGGGCTGATGATCGCGGTAGAGTTAAGTTCCATAATCCGGTGGTGAGTCCCTACAGCTTCTGTGGTGAATTTGAGGAAATATAAATGCTGGCGATGCGGATCGAAATGAGTGATTTCGACAAGGGCTTACGAGTTCTTGCCGAAACGCCTGAGATGATCCGCAAAGCTGTTGTTGGCGCTCTCTCTGACACTGTGGACGATCTTTACACGCGTCAAGAGATGGAGATGAAGGCTGTCTTTGATAGGCCATCTCCGTATATCTTAAAGGGGTTAAAGAAAAGCTACCCCGGTGGGCGCGAGGGCCAATCGTCAAGAGCGCGATTTGGTCAGGGCGTTATGCGCGCTGGTACGTTCTTTGAGTATTCAAAGGCAACTGGGTCGCCTGAAAGCATTGTCATGCCGCATGTGTTTGGCGGAAACAGGTCGCACAAGGCGTCAGAGAAGAGGCTTCACGACAAAGTCTTATCGCTTAGGAGCCAAGACACTGTGCAGGGCAGGAACTATGCCCGTGGATCAGGTGGCGATATTAACGGTGCTCGATACAGCGAAATGCTGGCGGCTGTCGGTGCGCTATCTGATACTGCTCGTGCAGCGATGCCCAAGGGTAAGCAAAAGGATCGTAAAGGTGTATCGTTTTTCGCTATGGTTCCCAAGGGGGGGCAGCGTGGTGATGTACCAATGCTCATTGCAGAGCGCAGGGGCAAGGATGTGAGAATAATGCTTGTAAATACCAAAAGAAGAACGGTATACAAAAAGCGTTATGATTATTTTGGCGTTGGAAAGAAGCAAGTAGCTTACAGTCTCCCGCTGCACTTTAACCGTATTATTAACCGCATGGTTTCTAGGATTTGATATATGAATGACAATATGGAGCATGAAGGGCCAAAGCACCTGTTTGCTGCGGCGCTGTTAAACGATCTTATGGTTATCTTGGACATGGCAGATAAGCGCGGCCTTGATATTCTCGATGAGGACGGCGTGCCGATCTACGGTTTTGGATACTGGTCGAGAGAGTGCGCGAAGGCTCTTAATGTTAAAAAGATAGCTTAGGCTATGGGGCCACTGGCTGGATTGGGTTTCCCCGGTCGGAAGGTGGTCCCAAATTTTGCTCCATAAATCGTATGGGGTTATAAATTTTGGCCCATAAATCGTATGGGCCTACGCACCCCGCGCCAGCCCTTCCCTAAATTTTGGCCCGTAAATCGTATGGGGGTAAAATTTGGCCCATAAATCGTATGGGGGTCACTTTGTTGCGACCCTGCGCAACATTTGGTCGCGCAATAATATATCAACATTGAGTAATAATGTTGCTGGCTACTTGCCAGCCGGAATATCGCGTCAATCCGTAAATTTTAGGCTTTATATATAGGGCCGTGAACGGCCATTGGTCGGCGGCCAAAAATTATTTTCATCCCGGCGCATTTTTATGTTGACGCGGCCATTGGCCGTGCTATTGCGGCTTCATTAACAGTGAAAATAAGGATTATGTCTTATGTCTAATATCAATCTTGGCTTGCTTGTGATTGCGATTTTCTTGGCGATTTTCGCGGCAACAGCTTTGTTTATCGCGCCGTTTTTGGCTGGCCATGTGGCGCTTGCTATATTGTGCGCTTGCATGGCTGGCATGTGGGCGGGCGTTTTTATTATTGAGAATAATTGATTAACTTTTAATATAAGGATATTTTAAAATGCTACATTTTATCAATCAACCGTTCGCATATAATAACGCTTTCCCCGAAACGGCCCTTGCTTATGATATATCGGCGCTTTCGCTGGATATCCAATTGCAGATATTGGGTAATGATCATAATCGATCGCTATTTTCACGGCTTCCCGAAAAATTGCTAGGGATCGACACTAACGCCAAAACAATTAAGGGCGAAAAATACGGGATTAAAACGGCCATATTGTATTTAATGCCAGCAATGCAAAGCGGCGTGCAATTGTGCGCTATGGCGTCAACGGCTGGCTGTGAAAAGGGCTGCTTGTTTAAGGCCGGGCGCGGCGCAATGAGTAATGTTATGCTTTCGCGTTTACGAAAGACGCTATATTTTAATCAATATCCAGAATTGTTTATGCATCAATTGCATAATGAATTGATCCGTGAACGGGCAAAAGCCAAGCGCAAGGGATATAAGCTTATTGTTCGGCTTAATGGCACTAGCGATATCCGTTGGGAAAATATCAAGATTTCGGGTTATGCTAACATTATGCAAGCGTTGCCGGATCTAACCTATTATGATTATACTAAGCTTAGCAATCGCCGGAATATTCCCGCCAATTATGATCTAACATTTTCATATAGCGGCGTTGAAGCTTACGCGCCATATGTTGCTAAGGCCGTTGCCAATGGCGATAGGATCGCCGTTGTTTTTCGCAATCGCGCAATCGTTGAGGCAATGTTAGCCAATGGCGAAACGTTTCTTGGCTTGCCCGTTATTGACGGCGATAATAGCGATATCCGCCATATAGAGCCTAAGGGCGTTATTGTTGCGCTATACGCAAAAGGCCCAGCGCGTAAGGATCAATCCGGATTTGTAGTAGGATAGGGGAAAGCATAATGGCAAAGCAAATAACAAGCGAAAGCTTTCGGGCTTTTGTTAATCTGGATAATGGCGAAACGCTAACATGGAACGGCCTAACCTATGGCCAAGCCCGTTGGCGATATCATTGGCTAGGGCGCAACATTATACGGCCCTTAAACGGGCCGCGCTGGAAAAGTTACGGTTATGAAAGGGAAGGGCAAGCATAATGGCAAGCCAGTTGAAGCAATGGCGCAAAGAGCGCAATCTAACACAAGAAAAGGCCGCAGATATATTAGGGATAGGGCCGCGCCATATACAACGTATAGAAGCAGGGACTAGGCGATTGACGCCTACATTAGAGCGATTGATAGGGATTTTATAATGAAACGAAACTATGGCATAATCGAAACTAACCTAACGCGTGAGCAAGCGGATCAGATAAGCGCATTAGTCGCACAAGTTAGGCAAGGCCAAGCCAAGCTTGACGCGTATATCAAACAACAGAATAGGCCGCACTTAGTCGCTAGGCGCTGGCTAAGGATGCAACTAATCCGATTATTCAACTAGTCACAAATACAATTGAAACGAAACTAGGGCCGCTTTTGCGGCCTTTTCTTTTGCCTATCGCATAGGCATTGCCAGCCATTGCGCTGGCTTTTGGCGTTTATGCCATAGGGCGATTTTAAGGCCTTTTGAGGCCATGCCATTGCGCTTGGCTATATGACTAGCAGGACCGTTGCGATTGACGCCCTAGGGGCCGTTTACGGGCGTCTATAGCCCATGTCTGATAGGCATATGAAAGCGGGTCCTCCCAGCCGGATTGCCCGTGCGGGTGATTAGGAGCCCGAAGAATTTGCAGAGAGAGCAATTTCCAAACCTATTCTTGAAATATTGTTGCGCAGATTGGGGCTGGACACGCAAAGCCCTTGATGTCACAATACCAAAACGAAGCCGTAAATGCGGTTTCAAGCGAGTGATAAAATAATATTTTTATGGGAATTTAGGAACCATTGTGACAGCACAGCAGCGCAAACCTACAACTGGCGGCGTAATTATCGGCTCATCTTATGATGAGGCTCGGACGCGCAAGGTTAATGCCGAAGCGGAGATCGCAGAACTTGAACTGGCGAAGATACGCGGCACGCTCTGCATGACTGACGATGTCGTTAAAGCGTGGGAGAGCGTTTTGCACGCTTGCAAGGCGAAGTTCCTGTCGCTGCCCACCAAGGTCGCGCCTGTTGTGGCGAACGAAAGCGATGTGGCGAAGGTAAAGGACTTTTTGGAGAGCGCGATCCGCGAGGCGCTCATGGAATTGTCGAACTACCAGCCGGAGATTGACCCTGTGCGGACTGGCAGTGGCGCTGTCGAGAATGCCGACGCTCCCGAAGAGGAAGCGCCAAAACCAAAGCGGAAGGTGGGTCGCCCCAAGAAGGGTCGAACGATAATCGTATGATCGAACAAGCCACCAGACAGAACGCACTGGAGCAAATGGCTAAGGCCATGAAGCAGATGACGCCACCTCCGCGTATGAGCGTGGCACAATGGGCGGATCACGAACGGCGGCTGGACTCGCAGAGCAGTGCGGAGCCGGGTCGGTGGATTACATCCAGAGCAGAGTATCAGCGCGGCATCATGGACGCTTGTTCTGACCCACTGGTCAAAGAGGTAGTGGTTATGTGCGGTGCGCAGCTTGGCAAGTCTGAGATGCTGCTCAACACCATTGGCTATCACATGGCTCATGACCCAGCGCCAATCCTGATGATGCAACCGACTGTGGACATGGCCCAGTCGTTCTCGAAGGACCGCGTAACTGCGGGTCTTCTCCGTTCAACCCCTTGCCTTCGGGACAAGGTCAAAGACAGTAAGGCTAAAGATGCAAACAATACCACACTTCATAAAGTCTTTCCCGGTGGCGCTCTTTCTCTTGTCGGTGCTAATTCTCCTAGTTCCCTTGCTTCTCGTCCGATTCGTGTTGTTCTTTGCGATGAAGTTGATCGATA